GCCTAAACACGCAAGAAAGCAGTATTCAGTTGTCTTCAGGCTATGCTCTGAAGGCACAGAATTGTGTTATTGATAGGTATGGTCGTATTGGCGCTAGGCGTGGCTGGACACCTGTAAACACAGCAGTAAACACAGACTTGGGTGCTGCTAATGCCGTAGAGTTTATCTTTGAGATGATTGATGTTGGCGGTAACCAGACCATCAGTGCCGGTAATAACAGGTTGTTTACTGGCACCACAACGATGACCACCAAGACTGTCAGGACACAGGCCAACACTGCTGATGTGTCTTACACGATAACAGGCAACAACTGGCAAGCCGCAGCTCTGCCCTTTGGAGATGGTTCTGATGCTGTTTCCCATGCCTATATGGTACAAACAGGACACCCTGTACTGGTCTTCCACAACCTACCCACTCCAGGCACTGGCGCTACCTTCTCTGTGGCTACGATTAGCGGTGGTGGCGGTACTGGTCCGATAGCGACAGTAACAGTCACTGCTGCTGGCTCTGGCTACAATGTTGGCGATGTCCTGACTATCGCTGGAGGCACTGGCAGTAATGCAAAGTTTACAGTAGCCACATTAAGTGGATCTGGAGTAGCTACGGTAACGATTACCACTGCTGGTACTGGATACACAGTTGGTAACTCTTTGACCAGCACAGTGACCACTATTGCTGACCCACATTCCCATACCGGCTCCTTTGGCTTTCAGCAGTTAGGCGATGTTGGTACGTTGCCTACAGGCTACTCCATAGCAGACTTTAAGCCAAACTGTGCCTTAGCTGCTTATGGTCGTATATGGATGGCAGACCTTGTTGGTGACAGGCAGACTGTGTACTTTAGCAGGCTCTTGGATGGTTCTGACTTCCAAGGCGGTGACTCAGGCTCTCTGTCGATCAATTCTGTGTTCCCCAACAATGACCAGATTATCGCTCTAGCGGCCCACAACGGCTTTCTAATCATCTTTGGTAGGAACAACATTGCTATCTATAGCAACCCCATAGATGTCACTTCCTTGGCCTTGGCAGACTTCATCCCCAATGTTGGCTGTATTGCTAGGGACTCTGTGCAGAATACCGGCACAGACATAGTCTTCCTGTCTGACTCTGGTGTGCGTAGTCTCCAGCGGGTCATCCAAGAGAAGTCCTTACCTATGCGGGACCTGTCTAAGAATGTCCGTGATGACCTTATTACTGCGGTGGCCTCAGAGACAGCCAGCACCATCAAATCTGTCTACTATGACCGGGATGCCTTTTACCTGCTTACCCTGCCAGCAACTAAGGTAACTTACTGCTTCGATATGCGGGGTGCTCTACAGGACGGTTCTGCCCGTGTCACTATATGGGATAGCCTTGATCCAAAGGCCTTATTTGTTAACCAATCCAAGCAACTACTGTTAGGCAAGCCTGGGTATATCGCTAGATACTTTGGACACCTAGATAATGCATCAACTTACCGGCTACAGTATTACACCAATTACTTTGACTTTGGTAGCCCAACAGCCTTAAAAGTCCTTAAAAAGATAGGATTTGTGGTCATTGGCGGCTCTGGTGACGCTGTAGCCATCAAATGGGGCTTTGATTACAAAGAAAATTACAATAGTGAGACGAAATTACTTGACATTGGCGTAGTTTACGAGTATAATATAGGAGAATACAATATTGCTGAATTCTCCAATGGTGTCGTCCTAGACCAGTTCCAGATCAATGCAGGCGGTACTGGGGCTGTCCTACAACTAGGATTAGAAGCAGAATTAAATGGTGATCCTCTTTCTATTCAGAAAATCGATGTCTATGTCGCACAAGGAAAAACAGTATGAGCAATTACACGAAAGCAACTAACTTTGCATCCAAAGATGCACTCAGCACCGGTAACCCAGCAAAGGTTATCAAAGGCACTGAGATCGATGCGGAATACACCGCCATTGCCTCTGCTATATCATCCAAGGCAGACAGCAATAGCCCTACCTTTACAGGTACGCCATTAACGCCTACAGCCTCGGCAGGCACCAACACTACACAGATTGCTTCTACAGCCTTTGTTACCACGGCGGTAGCAGCCGCATTCCCCAGCGGTGGTATTATTATCTGGTCAGGCTCTTCTGCATCTATTCCTTCTGGTTGGGTATTGTGTAATGGTTCTAATTCAACACCAGACTTAAGAGACAAGTTTGTTGTAGGTGCTGGATCTACTTATGCTGTTGGCGCTACTGGCGGCTCTGCTAACGCTATTGTTGTAAGCCACACCCACACTGCTACGGTTACAGACCCAGGACACGCACATACTTACAACGAAAACACAAGCAACGAATATGTTGGAACAGGCGTATTAAGAACTGATGTGTGGAATGATTCTTCTACCAACACTGGTTCTGCAACAACTGGTATTACAGTTTCTAACGCATCTACAGGCTCTTCAGGCACTAACGCTAACCTGCCACCATACTATGCACTTGCATACATTATGAAGGCCTAAATGATTACACATCATTTTTCAGATAACTTATATGCTAAGGAAACACAGTTTCCAAAAGGTACACAGATTATTCAGCACAAGCATAAGTATGACCATCTGTCTATTCTTGCTAAAGGCAAGGTAAAAGTTGTAGTAGATGATGAAGTTTTTGATATTGAAGCACCACATTGTTTTAATATCAAAGCCGATAAACATCATGGTGTCTTAGCATTAGAGGACTGTGTTTGGTACTGTATTCATGCTACCAACGAAACAGACATTAACAACATTGATGAAGTTTTAATTAAGGAGTAGTATTATGCCAATGGCAATGGCGGTTATAGGAAGTTCCATCATAGGTGGGCTTTCTTCAAGATCAGCGGCTAAACAGCAAGCTGCTGCAAGTAGAGAAGCGGCACAGGCTCAATTAGAAGCTGCAAGAATAGCAGCCGAAGAAGCCCGGTTTAGGCCTGTAGGCATCTCCACTAGGTTTGGACAATCACAGTTCCAGTACGGTCCTGAAGGCCGTCTTAGCGGCGCTAGTTATACTACATCGCCAGAGATACAGGCACTTCAAAACCGACTCTCTGCCCTCTATGGAGATAGTCTAGGGCTTGCAGAACAGGCTGTAGCGCCTGCTCAAACCTTGTTTGGTCTTGGTCAACAATACCTTGCACAGTCTCCAGAGCAGGCTCGTAACCAATACTTACAAGAACAGTATGCAATGCTTGACCCGATCCGTCAGCGTGAAGAACAGAGATTAGGCGCTTCTGTGTTTGGTCGTGGTCGTGCAGGCCTCAACATTGGCGATGTAGGTCAGCCTGAGTTGGCTGCATTGGCTACTGCAAGGCGCACACAAGACCTGCAACTGGCTGCACAGGCAGAACAGGAAGCAAGGAATCGTATTTCTTACGGCACTGGTTTGTTTGGAGAAGCCGCTAGACTAGGTACAACGGCCTTGGCACCATTCCAGTCTCAGTTTGGTTTATCTCAGTTGCTTGAGCAGGCAGGTCAGCAGCCTCTAGATATTGGTGCTCAGTTGGGTGGCAGATCAGCCACTGCTGGAGCACAGGCTGGTGAAGCACTCCTGCGTGGTGGTATGGCAGCAGCATCAACTCAACTTGGTGGAAGACAATATCAGATTGCCGCTAATCAGTTAGCAGGTCAGAACCTAATGGACAAATTCTTTAACCAACTTGGTTTTGGTCAGAAACAAGCACCAGCACCTATAAGCCAAGCAACTCCGTATTATCCAATGGGAACAGGTAGCGGTAGCGGTTTTGCCTATAACCCAGACATTGATACAGCAGGTGGTTATTACGGATCATCTTCAGGCTTTGAAAACATGAGTGGTGGTTACAGCCCTTACTAAAGGAAATAGAAATGGCAGAGCAAACATTATTTGGTTCTTATAACCCCGAACTAATTAAGCAGGCTATTGATGCTGAAAGAGAGCGTAACCTATTAGAGCAGGCTAAGTTAACTCCTCAGCAGATTACCTTGCTTGGTTCTGCTAGGGCTGGTCAGCAGTTAGGTAGCGCATTGGGTGGTGTTGTTGGCAACTTATTTGGAACCACGCCAGTGCAAGACCCAAGACTACGGCAGGCACAGTTGGGTCAGCAGGCCTACCAAGAAGCCTTAGATGCCTCAGGTGGCGATGCTTCTTCACCAGAGTTCTTTAAGAGGTTATCTTCCTCTGCGGCTAGGTTGGGTGTAACTACCTTGGCTCAACAGGCTGCTGTACAGGCCGCTAAGTTGGAGTCTGAACGGATGCAAGGATTCCAGAGACAGGCTGCTGGTATAGCATCATTGGCCCAAGCAACTAGGGAGAAAACAGAGGCACCTCTAACCATTGCTGATCGTACTCGTCTAAATGAATTAGTACGACAGTTCGGTACCGATGAAGGCGCTAGACGGTTTAGAGCAGAGCGTGATGAAGCGGAGTTGAAACAAAGCAAAGCTAAAGGAACTAATATTGATTTAGGCAGTGCTTTTGATAAGGCTTTTGCTGCACAAGATGCTAAAGGACAGGCAGAAGCATGGACACAAGCCGGTCAAGCATATAACTCTGCAAAACCACTGCTTCGTCAAATAGGTGAAGTAGAAAGGATTGTCCCTAATGCGTTTACTGGAAAGTTTGCAGAAGGTAAATTGGGTTTATCAAAGGCTTTAGGAGCTTTTGGAATTCCAATCGGCTCTAGTGCTCCAGATTCTGAATACATTAATGCTATTTCGTCTAAACTCGTTCAGCAAATTGCAAAAGCGTTTCCTGGCTCTTTGGCAGTTAAAGAACTTGACCAGTTGGTTAAAAGTAAGCCAAATTTAAATCAAGAAGCAGGAACAATATTAAAACTTCTAGGTGATATAAGAGACGAAATTACTTCTCAAACTTTAACCTATGAAAAGTTAGCAGCTTTGCCACAAAAAGACAGGTATTCCACTAACGCAAATATTGTTCAATCACAATTTGGAGATAGAATTGCACGATTGAGATCAATTCAAAGAAAAGCAGCAAATAGAACAGCAACCAAAGAAGAAGCACAAGAAGGTATTGCAATCCAAAAAGAACTGGGGCTTTAACAATGGCGATTGATCTTGAAGAGTATATTCGTAATTTAGAGCGTGCTGGAGGCCAGACTATTGGACCAGGCCCTGGCGCTGCTCAAGCAGCAAGGCAGCAAGAACAAAGAGGTGGTCGTTTTGTTTCTGATGTGGCTGCTTCTATTTCACCTCCTATTTTTCCTGATATAAGACCAGTTGAAGATCAGACAGGTCTTCCTGCTGCACTTGCACTTGTTGGAGGTATTGCTCCTTTTGTTGCTCCAGAAGCACGATTAATACGTCCTATTGCTCAATTAGGGAAGCCAGGAACAACAGCAAGAGCCTTACTACCTTCTTTGGCTGGTTCAAGTGCTGGTTCAGCATTAGGAACTTTTGGAGAAGCAGGTCTTACAGGCAAAAACGTATTTACAACCGACTTTGGAAAACAACTAGTTGGAAACTTAGTTGAAAACGCTGCTTGGGACCTAGGTGGAAACCTTTCAGTGATAGTTGGTGGAAAAGCCTTAAAAGTCGGTAAAGAACAACTAAATAAGTTTGGCGGGGGAGACCCTGCCACTACAGATCCAAGATTAGCGGCTCAAAGATTCTTTTCAGAAAAAGGCGCTACTTTAACGAGAGGTCAGCTTACCGGGGACACAACGACTCAAATAATTGAAAATATTATTAAAGGCGGTCCTTCTGGAACGGCAGCCTTTGCAAAGCAAACCGAAGGTGTTAAATCTGCTATAACACAAGGTGTGCAAGATGTTAAAAATACTTTACAGACATCAGATACTTTTAAACAAGCATTGGCAACAGAACAGCCATTAACTTTAGCGGCTGGGGAAAACTTTCAAGGTTTAATAACCACAGCACGGGATGCTTTTAAAGATAAATACAGGCCATTTTATCAGTCTTTAACACAAAACAATGGTGTTTATGTTGATCTTCGTGGTGTAAAAAAAGCAGCACAGCAAGAGTATGATCAGTTAGCAAAATCAAAATTTAAGGGGGCTGCTGGAGAACGTAAAGAAGTTCTTGATGCTGTTCTTACACAAGATGACTTTGTTGAGTTTGGGGTTGCCCATGATTTGCGTAGTAACTTTTCAGGTTCTGCTAACGATTTAGTGCAGCCGGGAAAGGGCACAACTACAAAAGGCGCTGCATATACTAAGTATGCTGTTAATTTTGAAAAGGCAATGGATGATGCTGTTCAACTTGCGGCTGATACACCACAGCGTAGGGCAGCAGATACAATTAATGAATACAATCGTGTCAAGGGGCTATACAAAGAAGGTCAAAATTCGTTGTTTAATGAAACAATTGTTACAGCAATGCAAAAGTCTCCATCTAAAGTAGGTGCTTATTTGGCTGATTTAACAGAGGCTGAAAAGTTTACTGATCTTTATAAGGCGCTATCTGCTGTTGATAAGTATGCTGGGCAGGCTGGAAAAGAATCTACTGAGGCTTTGGGTAATTTAAAGTATTCTTTCTTAGAAACAAACTTATCTACTCCAGAGAAGATTTTAAAGTTTAATCAGAATTTAAATGACAACCCAGACCTAAAAAAGGCATTTTATAAGCTGTACAGGAACGAGGCACCAAAGATTCAAGAGGTGCTAAATGCCGCTGATATTGGACTAACAAGAGAAACGGCAGGGGCTTCTTACTTGCGTACTAGAGGAGCCAGTGTTGCTTTTACTGGTGCTGCTGGAACACTTGGTTATTTAGCGTTGCCTGAAGATGTTCAAAACAGAATTGGTGAAAACTTGCCACAATCTCTTGCAACTGCCGGGGCTATTATTCTTACGCCACGTTTATTGGCTAAGGCATCTACGAATAAGGAAGCAATGGATGCTTTAGCAGGTTTGGCTAAGGCTTCTAAACAGCCTAAGATTGCTGGCGCAACGGCTGCAAAAATAGTAGACCAGTTAAACAAGTCTGGGATTATCGATTCTGAGTACATTACAGAAATAGATAATTTGTTTAATAAACCACAACAGCAGGAACAGACAGCTACACCAAGTAGTGTTGATCTTGAAAGATATATTCAAGAACTAGGCCAGTAGCATGAGCGAACCAGTCACTCAAGTTGCCAAGGCTGCTGTCGCTGGCATCAAAGAGGCATTGGCGGTAGGTAAGGAACTGGAGTCAGTCACCAAGGACATCCAAGAACTTGGTAAGGCTGATGTGCAGGCCAGAGCCGCCTTCCGCAAGAAGCAGCTAAACAGGCCCAAAGACACCTCTGTGTTCTCTGCCGTTGAGGAATGGCGTGGAGTCTACGAAATTAAGAAGATAGAAGAAGAACTCAAACACGACATCATCGAGAAGCACGGTCATGCTGCCTGGGCTGAGATAGAAGTCATTAAAGAGCGCATACTAAAAGACAATAAAAACCTAACTGATGAGTTTGGCAGAGACCTAAAGAAACTGGCTGAACTGAAGCTGTATTGCTTCTTAGCTGCTTTGGTGCTAGTTAGCTTTGCCTATGTAGTCGGTTATAAACCCTAAGGAACCCTA